CAATACGGTTGGCTTCGACAATAACTTTGCTGTAGAAGTCACGATTACGCTCACCGAGCCAACGTGCGTCAGCTGATGCGGCGTACCAGAAGCTGTATCCATTCGGAGAACCTGCATTGAGGGCAACTTGAACCATTCTCATGACCATTTCGCGGTCGATTTCGGCTTGAATTTCATACGACATTGCGTTTGTCAATTCACCGTCGATATCGAGTCCGTTCATGTTCTTCAAGTCTTGTTCAAGTTCAACAGACCAACGAGCAGCAAGGCGGCGTGTGCCAGCCTCAACAGCTGTTTTGCTGAATTCGACAGTGACTTGAGGAATATTTCCGGTCAATTCAAATTGACTGAGAATAGCGGCAACACCTTTATCAGAATCGAGAACCTCGAAATCTGCATTGGAGGTGAAGTTTGCGCTAGTACCAGTAAATCTGGTGTCTAAGTATTGATAGCCTAATTCTTTGCCTTTACCACCTGATTCAGCATAAGAACGATCAATAAAATCGCGCCCAACTGTGGTTTTGCCATTAGCATAACCATCAAGTCCATTAGCACCTAAGCTATCTGCCTCATAGCGGTAACGAAGAGCGAAGGCCAATCCTACGGGTCCACTCATTGGCTGAACGCCGACGATTTCGTTAGTGATCAACTCAGGGAATGTACGACGAACCATAGGTATTAAAACCTTTGGTAAGCGTTGGTCGCCTGTTGCATAACGATCTCCAGCGGTAACCGTTCCGGGTGGTGAGTAAAGAGCAGTACCGGGTGTGCCAAAAGCACCACCAGCACCAGCTGAATTTTCTTCGATGCACCATCTTTCTTGGTTTTCCATTAGGATCGCAGTTGTTAAACGGGCATGTTCGTCTTCAATCGGAGCAACCTTATCGGATGTGTAATTGAGTACGGGTGACCATTTTTCGACTAATTGTTGAGCACGGGATCTATCGATGTAGCCTGTGGCTGGATTAACATTTCTCATAATTTATTTTTTATTACCTTTCTATGGATATAGAATCAAGAAAAACAGATGCTTTTCTTCAACTGGAAATTTTTAGAACCTACTAAGTTCATTAAGATAGTTCGAAACTGGGTTAAATTCATCATTTTCAGATGAAACTGTTTTGGATTCCTTTATAACACTTTGAGCATATGGCTTTACATCACCACTCAAAGCCTTTTTCTTGGCTTCCTGAACCAAATCAGAAGATTTCTCTTCTTCAGAGCGTTCGAACATCTCAACGACATAATTAAAGTTTTCTTCAATGTATGAAGAATCTTTGTCGTTCAATAAGTTAAAAATATATTCTTTTTTAGCTGATGGCAATCCTTTAGTTTTCTTTTCTAAAAGAACGGCAGTTTCATTTAATTTCAACTTTTCAGCAAGCATATGATTTTCTTTATATGCTTCATTTAATTTTTCATTAAGATCGTCAATTTTGGATTTTCCTTTGGAAACAACAGATTTAACACTTTCGTTAATATAATCTGGATCAATCCCAACTAACTCTCTAATTTTATCAAGCTGTTTACGTGCATATGTATTTTGAACAGCTTCTTCTAATTGAAGATTAGGAACATTTTTATCAAGATAAAGATCTAAATAATTGCTAATCTCGGAAACAATTTTTCCAGAAAATTTTTCTGCTTTTTCATTAATAGCCTTGCGGTAAAATGAAATTACGTTTTTTAATTTATCTGTGTGATTTTCAGTAAGGGCATTTACGACTTGTTGTAATTTACCAGTATGATCTGTATCAATTGCCTCTAAAAGTGTTTTAAGTTTATTTGCGTGATTTTCATCCTGTTTGGATAAAGCACTTTCTAATTCTAAAGTAACTCTAGCATTTACCTTTTCTTCTACTGCATTATCAAATGCTTCGGTAATTGCTTTGGCGGTTTCTTCGTTGATGACACTTTCATCGACTTGTTTTAAGATTTCTGCGAATTTATTCATAAACTGTATATTATTATTTACCTTTCAAGAATGACATTTATTATAATTTTCTTAATGTATAACCACCATGGTCATCAACGAACCAAACACGTGGATAGAAACTTTCTTGATCCATACGTTTTCTCAAAAAATTTTCGGCATCTTCTTCATCACCGAATGTTGCTAAATGTTTACCGCCATAAATTGAGACATCTGTTCTGCCTCCCAATGTTCCGGAACTACTAATAATATAATCCTCTTCTTCTGGTTGTTCTTCTGACAGATTTGGAATCCTATCTTGAGTATCTTCAGGTTCTGAGAAATCACCGAAATCATTGTCATCTAAATTTTCTTTAACGACCTTTTTCTTTTTCTTTTTGCCACATTCTTCGCAACATGCTTTGTGCATTTTTTTAACCTTTTCTTTTAACTTTTTTTCAATTAAAGTTTCAAGTGTTGAATTTGCCGAAGAATAATTCTTTTCGCAAATTTGTGTTATAAACTTAGAGATGTCTTTTCGCAATTCCATAATGTATTATTATTTATCTTTTTTTATTCACAATTAAAGTTTTTTTATTGCATTAATAAATGTAATAAATTGTTCTTTTAAATATGCATCTCTTTCTTTGTTTGGTAATTTAGAAATAGCTTTTTCAAATGTATCGTAAAAAGGTTCAAATTCGCCACTCTCAGCAAGAACCCATTTTTTGGATTCCAAGATACCATTAACAAATGCAGTAGGAACGGATGGATCAGCAACAACATCAATTGCAACCAATCTAAAGTCAGATACAACACCAACCCCTTGTTTGTTGTTATCAACTCTTCCCAATGCTCTGGATGATACACCTAATTTAACACCATCCATAATTAATGAACGAACGATTTGTCCCATTGGAGTAGAGAGAATTTTTGATTTACCTTCAAAGATGTCACCATTTTGTTTTAATTCTGTAACCATGTGACAGGCTCTTTCCAAATTAACTTCAGGTGAGGTAGGATGATTTAATTCACCTGTAGATCTACTATTAACAATCATTTCGGAGGTATATCTATTGACCTCTTCTACCATTTGGTTTCTTGGATAAATTCTATTATTTCTATTTGGTCTATCTGCCATCAAAAACGGCCCTTGTATAAAAAGATTAGACGGAGAGTTTCTATTTTTTTCTTCCACCAAATATTTTAACTCATAATTTGGTGTTTCTACTAATAGATTATAGGCATTGCTCATATTTATATTATTATTACTTATACTACACTTGTTCATTTTAAATGGTTTTCGTTAAAAATTAAAAATAAGTATCCTCTTTTTTCACACCATTCTCTTGCATATTTCCATTTTGCTAAATTTACTTCATAGTTATACTTTTCATAAAGTATAGTTGATTGTTTTTTTCTACTGGTTATTGTCGGTGGTTTGGTTTGCTTTTCTGGTTTTACTTCAATTAAAACTTTTTTAATCGATTTATCTTTCATTTTTATTTCTGCTACCAAATCAACAAAATACCTGTGCATACGACCATCAGCAGGAGAAACATAAGGTATTACAACCGATTCTGATCCCCATGATATAACATTGATACTATTATCTAAAAATCTAAATGATGATAGTTCTAGTGAACTTCTATATATTATCGGAAAACTTCCTATGTATTTTTTTTTATTTTTCGGTGTAAAAATACCTTGTACATAGTTTCTATTCTTTTTTCCTAATGTTTTCATTAACCAACAAAGAATCTTACAGGATCAGAATCAACATAGTTGGACATTAATTCTTTTTCTAATTCATCTTTTTCTTTTTCGCCTTGTCTCATTAAGTCTGTAGAATTTACAGTTTGGCCACCAAATAAATTAGTTCCGCTGTATTTTCCTCTGGTATGTGCAACTGCTATTTTCACCAAAGCTGTTGTATACCTAAAAACCCAAAGCTGAGATACCAAATCTTTAATTGGTTTTTGTACTTTGCAACCAAGTAAACCATAATAAATACTTGATGTACTTGGTTCCGGTATTAGTTTCATTATTTGGTTATCTGGATTAAAACGAACATATGGTTTTAATGCCAATAACTTTTCTCTTGTATCTAACCAATCTTTTAATACATGCCATGTTACCAAGTCATATCCAACATTACCCAATAGATGTCCGAAATATGCTTGTTGTGCAATAGTATGTTCAATAGTAAAAAGAGTATTAACCCCACTACTATTTCCCTGTTCTATTGAAAATATATCAACAACTTTTCTATAATCATCTAAATCAAAATCATAACCTTCAGAATTATCTGGTAATGTTGGGTCAGATGAATTGTTCATATCTGGAGTTATACTAAAAAGTTTATCGATTCGTAAACCAACCCCTCTTTCATATAAATCTGATCTAAAAATTAAATACTCTTCGGTTACACCAGCAAATTTAGTAAACCATTCGATAGCAATATCTATTAATTCATACATTTGTTCACTACTAATTTCTATTTCAACTAATGGCTCACCTAATGTTCTTCTTACTCTTTGTGCCAAGTGATCATAACTTTTAATCTTGGAATTAAAGGTTGTGCTTCCGTGAAATGAATTAGGTAATACTGACATATAATATATTTATATTATTATGCGGTAGGTTGCTCAGTTTCTTCTTCCTCTGCTTGACCTGCTGGCTGTGGTTCTAAACCTTGACCTGCGGGAACCTCTCCACCCGCCTCGGCTCCTGCTTCTGGTGTTCCTGCTGCCCCGCCACCACCTCCACCAAATTCTGGAATAGCAGAGGAACCGCCGCCACCCCCTCCACCGCCACCACCGCCCATTCCTGCTTCTGCTCCACCTTGAGCAGCAACATTTTCGGCAGCTTCTAAATGTTCTCTCCAATTTGGACCAGTGGAAGCAATTTGGTCGAGTTCCCATTTCAATGCTGCATCTTTTCTCAACCATTCCATGTTTTCACTTATTTTGGAATCATTCAATCCTAAGTAATGGCGCATGGCAAATGTTTTAGATATATTTTCTTGCTGTGCCATACTTTCAAAATTTTTAATCTTTAATTCTAAATTTTGATTTTGTCTTAATGCAAAATAACTACTAGGAGGACAAAATTCCAAATCAAAATAAGATTCGTGTAATTTATATTCATTCCACCATCCTCTTATTTTTAAATGAGTAATAAATGCATCTTTCAAACCTTTACAAAATTGAAATTGCATTCTTAAAATCATTTTTGCAAATCTTAATTCTTCTCTTAAAATTTCAGATCCATCTTTATAAGAATCTTCTGGATTTAATCTGGTAGAAGGAACACCCAATGCATTATATAACTTTGTTACGAAATACATCAAGTCTTTCAATTCTCCAAGATTTTGACCACCTTGTAAAACCTGAACATCGGAACCGGATTCACCAGTTCTTTTTGCAAACCAATAAGAATCCAACATAGACTGTGGATCATATATATTACCTGCACTTCCACCATTTTGTGGATCATAGGATTTCTTAGACCAATAAGATTGCATCAATTGTTTTAAATATGCTTCGGCTTTTGCTGGAGGCATATTACCCACATCAATAACAAATTTAAGTCTTTCTGGTGCTCTTACTAAACGATAAATTACTATAGCATCTTCAATTAATGATAATTGCTTATATGCTCTTCTTCCCTTTTCTATATGAGGAATTCTTATAGACATATCCTCGTTCCAAATACCGGAATTTATATAGGTTATTTGATTTCCTTCAAATGTTATTAATTGGTGTTGTAACGAATTGGTAGGATTGGGATTAGGCATCGGCAAGTTTGGTTGTCCTTGCTGATTATTTGTCATATTTATTGGTTTTTGAAATATGAAATTCTGAATTACATTGTTTTGAATGTTGTCATAGATGGGATTTATCAACTCACCGGGTACATTTAAGACACCAATAATTCCCAAGTCTTTATTTTTTTCGTGTACAATATTTTCAAAAAATATTTCTCCCTCGGTTAATAACTGTCTACAATAACCCCATCCTTTATTTTCTAATTCATAACTTTGAACAAATTTATGAAATTCTTTTTCTATTTCTAATTTTTCTTGACTATCAATTTTATTGAAACCAGAAAATTTAATGTTTACTACTTTTCCGTTTTCGTCTTTATTTATAAATTCATCACATATAGCATCCAAGCAATCAGCCACTTCAGAAAAAGATGCCATTCTTCTATATTCTGATAATCTTCTTATTTTATCTGTATCTATTTGAGCATAAATAAAGTTATGATACCCTTTATCGGTTGACATCAAATTCGGATTATAATAATCCGATTGATTTTGATTCATGAACGGTCCGGTAATAACGGACTGTTGCATTACTCTCAATTCACGCTTCTTAGATAACCTATCAAATAATTCGTATTTCGGATTTGTATCACCAACATCCAATGCCTGATCAACATATGGTAATTTTGATAACAAAGAAGCTATAAAACTTCTTCCGGAATCTGGTTGCCTATTTGGTTGTGGTAAAATATCTGCCATATAAATTATACTTACAACAATTTTAAATTATTGCTAGTGTTAATAATTTACCATATTATTTTAAAATGTTTTATGACATTTATTCAACAATCAACAAGGATCCTGTTGCAGTTACAGCAGATAAACTATTACCAAATGTTACAACCATTGTTTCTGGTCCTTCTGTTAGCATGTCGTCTGTTAAAGTAAAATATATCGCTGCTCCTACTCCCATTCCTTGTGGATGAGTAGTAACTGTTCCGTTCAATGGAATATCTATATCGTGTTCAGAAATTCCGGTTATAGCGTAAGGAACTTCTACACCTATTGCTGTGTTTGTAATATCAACTACACAATACATAGAAGTTCCCTCCGATGCTTCTGTTACGATTGTATTGTTATCAACAAACAACATGTTAAAAAATATAGGAACATTATCGTGAATAGGCCAACCCCTTGCAGATAATTCCATTCTAGCAGATAAACCTACACTAGAGGGCAATGACATTAATGGTCCCCTTAAAGTAATTTCTGCATGAGTGGCCCAACTAAAATCTGGATATGTACCAAATGAATTAAAAGCTGTTAATATGTGATCTACTGTTTGTTGAGTGAATTGGTTATTTGAAACATCAAAATGTTGCAATGAACTCAAGCCTGTTATATCGAGATTAGTTAAATTACAATTATATAAATCCAAAGAGGTCATTTTTGAATTGTTTTTTGGAAGATGAACAGATGATAGTGATGGACTATCTATACAAATAAGAACTACCATCTCTTGTAGATTACTACAATCAATTGAACTTAAATTAGCATTTTGAAGAGCAATATACCCTAAATTATTGCTATTTTTAATATCAAGGCTGGAAATACCCTGATATGGCAAACTAAGTGAATATAAATATGGATAATTTGAAGCATCAATTCTTCCTCCTCGATTTATTATAGAAGAATCATTTAGTTGGAATGATCCTAAATTAATATTACTAGTATCTATTAATACTTTATTTCCATCAATTCTGTACGGTACATTCCCCGACATTTCAGATATAACTTGCAAGGTTGGAAGAGGTAACTGTGTATCAAAATCATACCAAAAAATTCTTTCTCCGTTAATTGGAGTATCAGTTGGAGTTTCTGTAGGAGTTTCGGTAGGAGTCTCGGTTGGAGTTTCTGTTGGATTCTCTTCTGACTCGTCTCTACCTAATTGATAAAAAACTCTACCAGATAATGTTATAGTAGGAGAAAATGTATCAGAATCAGTTTCATTCAAACTAACGTATGTGGTTGTTGAACTTAAAGTAGGAATAGTAGTACCGTCCCATGCGGCTAAATTTAAATCTCTGGCAATATTAGTTATTCTGCATCCAATAGAATGGGTTGGAAACTCCATATTTGGTCCAGCAAAAAGCAAACCAACGATTTTCCATTTTTCATCAGGTGTTCCTCTATCAAATAATCCAAGAACCATAGAACCGGAGTCTCCCCCTCTACCGGGAACTGAACTTCCTCTAAATAAGAAAGAGTTAGAAAATCTAACAAAATAATTGTTATACACGCCAACAATAGCTGAAGCGAATTGATATGCTGATAAACTACAACTTTGTGAATTACCAGGATAGCCAATTGGTCCACAAGTTCTTCCAGATCTAAATAATGGAGCACCAAAATTTACAGAATTTGTATCTAATAATGAATCTATTTCTTCATCTGTTGCAAACGGATAAGGTGGAGCAACATCAAATCCTATGGGTTGCAAACTATTAGAATCTATCAACCCATCATAAGTTTTTAATTCAACAATTGCTGCATCAGACGAAGTATTCCAAATGATATTATATGGACTATATGGTACAATAGACGAGTCTAGATTTCCCATAACAACTGGTCTTTTTACTTTACCTATGTGATCATTTTCTTTAGTAGTTTTCCAATATCCACTTGGTTGATATGCGGATATACTAGATGTATTAACGCTATCAGAAGGAATACTTGCAGATATTTGAGAATTAGCAAAAACATGGCTATTAGATAGAGCAACAATCTGACCATCACTTTTATCAATAACAAAAGTTCCTAATGTACCAACAACTGCTCCCCAATTTCCACCAATAGTTTCGCAACCAGATTTTAAAGATCTTCTTCTTATTCTATTAGATTTAACTGGTTCAACAGTATCGCTTATAGTATGACAATCTGTGTATAATTTTTCATATATTTGTTTTTCTTGAATATCGGTTTTATAAAAACTATCTTGTATTTGATATGTTTTTGGTAATATTTCATTAGGTGGAATTGCACTCAATGGTTTTTTAACATCAACAGTAATAATTAAAGAATATTCTCCGGTTTCTATTCCGTCTTTAATTTTCGGTCCCCATCCCAATCCAAGAACATTTTTATTAGGAAAAACATCATTAACATCGGTTTCGCGTATCCACTTTAATAATTCTTTTGTGTTATTATTCATAATTTTTAATTTCTATTACACCACTGTTGCTTGGATATAATGTATCAACATAATAAACTAAATCTGGTGTGTCATCATTAGGAGTAAAATATATAACATTATCGTTTATACCATTCATAGCATCGTTATTATATGTACCATCAACATTGTCACCTACTGTATATAAATCAATTCTTAATGCAAAGGGATGATTACTAGTTTTTACTATAAAATCATAATTTGTACTTCTATAACAAGTTAATGTTGGACAATTTGAACCTATTTGATCAAATCTATATCTAGCATTTATGTCATCGTTTATTGGTTCAACATCAACAATCAAAGGTATGGAATTAGCTGAATATAATGCTTTTTGATTCCAAGGAGTTGGAGTCTCCGTTGGAGTTGGAGTTGGCTTCGGTGGAGTTGGCTTCGGTGGTGGAACAATAATTTGCCATAAATTATTAAAGAATGTATCTACACAATCTTTTAATTCAAATAAATTTATATGAAGACCTATAGAATACCATGACCCTCTATGAGCAGTTTTTCCCCCTGATTCACTATCAGAATATATATATATATAGTCCGGATTATTGTTTGATGAAAAATCTTCTAAATCAATAGTGTTATAACTATCATGAGGACAATCAGGCCAACCATCAGTTTTTGAATTTCCCCATAATGCTGTTAAGCTTCTTGTGTATGATTCACAAGTAATTGAATATAATCCATGAATAAATCTTGGATCATTTGGATCATAACAGGCAGTAAATATATTATTTCCATTACGTTTTTGGTTCAGCGTACCAATGATTTGATTCAACATGTTAGTTGTATGAATTCTATTAACACCTTTATCCGGTAAACTAAGATTTAAAGTACCAATTAATGGTTGTAATTCATAAGATTGATAGTCACCTTCTGTAACATAAAAACTAAGATGTCGATCTTCTTCAATATCATTATTATAAACATTAGATATTAAAAATTTTTGTTCACCGTCACCTTTTAATCCAGTAGCTCTATTGTAGTCCGAATCAGTAAAAGCGTTATTGCCTGGATTTGGACCCTTTAATGGAACCAAAGCACCAGCCAATGTTCTAGCACCAGCCATAATACAAGCTGCTGATATTTTATTCCAAAGATCTCTAGACTTTAAATCAACAACAAAATCATTAATAGCAGTTTTTATTTCTGGTTCTAATTCTTCACCATCAACAATTTCAACTCTAGATATATAATCTAATGCATCACTATCAAATTCAGATGGAGTCTCCGATGGAGTTTCCGTAGGAGTCTCAGATGGAGTTTCCGTAGGAGTACTTGTTGGAGTATCGGTTGGAGTAGGTGTAGGTTCCGGTGTTGGTGTAATAAACGGAGGTGGCAGATTAACAGAAGAAACCGAAAATCCTAATACTAAAGAACCTGTATTATAATAATACAATGTAAAATAATCATCATTTATAGTAGATAATGTACATTTTTGTGTGACATATAACGATGGAACATCACTAGCAATTAAATTCGTAGTAGTTATTCCTAAATTACAATCATAAAAATCGGCTGGATTAAAATTATTTTGAAGAGTAAATCCATCCAATCCATCTATAAAAAATTTAAAATTGTTTACTAATTCATCAACAGTAAAATAATAATTTTCTTGAGAATTTAAATTCATAACAAAACCATTATTATCAATTGTTACATATATGGGATTGTTATTTTTTTGAACAAAAATATTTTTGAGATAATTTACAATATCGTTTAAAGTAGTTCTAAATTCAGCAGAACCATCATTCTTGTAACCAACCAAAAAATCGCCGCTCAGTAAAGAAGATTTAGAATCAAAATCAGTAAAATTAATAGATGCCATATATCATATATTTATATTAAAGTTATCGTATTTTCGTTTTTTATATCAGCTAAAGTTTTTCCAGAAATTGAATATATATTATTATTTGAAACATTTGATTGAATTTTAAATATTTCTTTTCCGGAAATTGTTTTTAATACTTTTCCAGAAATTGAATATATGTTGTTTTGATTTACGGTTGGTGTTTCAGTTGGAGTACTAGTAGTAGTATTCGTAGGAGTCTCAGTAAGTGTTAAAGTAGGAGTACTTGTAGGAGTATTTGTAGGAGTCTCCGTAAGTGTTAAAGTAGGAGTACTTGTAGGTGTACTGGTTGGTGTTTCAGTTGGAGTACTGGTTGGAGTACTGGTTGGAGTGTTTGTAGGAGTTAAAGTAGGAGTTTCGGTAGGGGTTAAAGTAGGAGTGCTTGTAGGAGTAGGATTTATTATCAATAAACCATCCATTCCACAATCTTCACACTCTAATCCTAATGCTCCATCATATGCAAAAACTTTAGGACGTTGCTTATCTTCTGTTAAAATTCCATAACCTGCTTCATTTTCTACTATAACATCAACATATCCAGAAGTTTTTGGTACTTGAGGTAAATCAAAACTTAAAAAGTTTTCATTAAACAAATTAAATTCCGGAACTATTATACCCCTGAATGCGGGATATGCACTTTCCATTCTTGGGATAGAAGAAAACGGATTGAATAAACTAATTCCATCAAACATTTCATCATTTGACGCACTTAAATAAACATTTCTAATTTCAAAAAATGATTTTCCGTATATTTCAATAGTTTTAAAATTATTGAATTGATTATATGCTATAATTTTACATGGTTCTATGTCTCTGAGTTGAGGTCTAGCGGAAATAGAAAGATGATCTGTATATTGTTCATCTAAATCTATTAATAAATTTGAATCACTGTTTATTGCGGTGTAATCGGAATTTATTACATATATTTTTTTAACTATTTCGTCTATTTTTTTAAAAAGCCATCCCTTTATAGTAAAATTTGTATCAGCCGCTATTCTAAATGCTTGATTCGGACCCGCATCATTTGGATATTGTAATGAAATATTACCATTCCATAAAACCTCGGTTCTTATTTCATATTGAGTTAATGAGCCTTCTAGATCAGGAGTTTTCCACGAAATTACAATATATGGATCACAATATGGAGTAAAATTTGATATCAATTGCTCCATATCATTTTGATATTTTGTTATCAATGTCATATTGACACCGATGTTAACAGGAATTGGTTGAGGTATATGTTTTACATAATCTATAGATTCATTTATCTTATTATAATTGACATTGAATCCATCGTTTTTATTAAAAACTCTATTTTGATCTCTGGAAATGGATGCTATACTAACAGCAATAGCGGGAACCGTAATTCCACCCGGTGCGGGATTTTGTAATGTATTAAAAACTCTCTGCTTGGGTCCATATACATAGTTTACTTTTATATCATTTGCAGGAGTTACTAAATTTTTATCTTTATCGTATCTTTTAATAAAGACATCATTGAAAGCACCAACGAACTGCTCTAAAATCGTTTGAATCTCCCAGTAGTATGTATATTTTTTCACTACTTATATTTACATAATCAAACTATTCTATCTAAAAAATGTTTTGGTAAATTTGACTTCTCGCGCATTATAGTATCTGCAATAATACCATCCAAGATATATGTCATGGAATAATCGTCCTTTGATCTTGTACACCTTCCACACATCTGTATCAACTTGTCTAGCATTTTCATTGTGTATTGTTTTGGGTTTTTATCAAACATCATCTTTATTCTTTTAGAACCCAATGGTAAAAATGGAGATTTTAATATAATTTGAAATCTACCTAAATCACCATCTAAACTAATACCAGTATCTAGTGATGGACTTACTAAAACAGTTGGTTCAGTAGTATTTTTATGATCATCTAGAAGTTTTTCATTGTTAGTAACCAAATCTTTAAATAAAAATCTTTTGTGTTCTTTAATTTTAATTTTTAATTTATCGGCTATTTGATTGGTATGTGTATGAACCAATCCCTTATCATTCTTATGCTTGTCACATATTGCTACAGCAGCATCTAAAACATGAGGTAAATTCTCTTCCATGTTTTTATAGGACAATCTATATTTTCTACTACATAAAATAGGAGATTTTTTAGGATCAAAGGAGGATTCCATTTCAAAATACTCATAATCATTTATACCCAAACTTTTAGCATATTCTTTATGATTACTGATTGTAGCAGACATCATAAGAATTTTATCTGCACCATCAAACATTTCTTTTGCAATAGGTTTTACATCATATGGACAGAATATAACACCTTCCGAATCTCGTTTTTCTGTCAAGAATGAACACTTTTCCCAATTGTCGATTGTTTCTTTCAATGAATTGAAAAGCCTGTTTAATTTAGACATTCTTTGCATTGATTTAAAATAAAGTTTATCCGTTGAACCATTCGGCATATTGGATAATTGTCCCTTTACACTGTCCAATTCTTTTTCAATTTGCAGATATATATCTTGTAACCAAAATAAAGATGTCTTTTGATCATCGGTCAAAAGTTTTTTGAACTTTATATTTTCTGAATATAAAGTTGTATATTGTAAATTTAAACTACACTTTGAAACAAGTTCATCCTCTAAACCATTTGCTTCATCACAAATATAAATTTCCCTTTTCTTTAAAAAAGTCGGTAAATTAAAAAATACTCTATAATTTAAAATAGGACAATGCGAAGATAAAGATTCATTCCTTGCTCTATAATAAGGACATCTATCGTTATCAAAACATTCTTGTTTTAATTTAGGAGAAAATAAACACGGTGCGTTTTCTGTACTGAAATTACAATCTACTTCACATTGGTAATTATTTTTTCCTTTGATTGTTGGTATATATGGAAAAAGACCTTTATATTGATCTTGTAAAGATTTTGTAATTGTTAAAATAAAAGATCCAGATGATGCAGCATTTAAGAAATTTGATTCATATAAATACTCATTGTTTTTATTCTTTTTATAAATCGCATATGAATTTATTAGTCCCTTTAGACTATCATCCATATAAGAAGCGGAATTGCCTACCGTGAGGCCAATATGACTCTTTCCAGAGCCTGTAGGTAAACATCCAATTACTATTTTTTTACCAGTACTAAAGCATTTATCGATTTTTGATAATGCTTCAACTTGTTGCTTTCTAGGTTTAGAATTTTCTGGAAAAAAATCTACTAATTTGTTTTTATGTTCTAAAGTTTTCAAGACTTCTTACTATATCAACATTGACAACTTTACGCAAGCAAGAACATGGAGAAAAAGAATAATTTTGATGATTCCTTCCTGTGTTATATCTACCATAACACTTTTTACAATTTCTAGGAGGATTTTTGATCAATGGTATTTGACCTACATCTAGAAGTTTGATATCACTTTCAAGAACATCATAAATTGTTCCAGAAAATACGCTATATACTGGTGTTGTTTTAATATTGGTTTCCATCTATTAATAGTATTGTATCCCAAAATTTATTTCCTGCAATCTTTTTTGGGTAAAGAGACAGATACATTTCTATATCTGGTGAATATTTTGCAAGAGTTTTTATTCTATAATCAAAAAATACTAAGTTGTCATCTTCATGAATTTCCACATCATAGGGAATAGGTATTTCTATTTTTTCTTTATCTTTTTTTGATGTTTTCATAATGAAAACCAAAAAAAAGTTTTTTTGATAAAACAGTATAAGTTTACCTTTTTTAAAGGATTTTTTTCCTATATCCATTGTTATTTCTTTTTGTAAAAGAAGTTTACATGCATTTTCTAATTTTGAACCATGTATTGTCATTTTTTTTATTTGTCCATGAATGCTTTCTTTTGCATAGCAGTCATTTTACCTAAAACTAAATCGAAATATCTCCAAAATTCGGTCTGTTCTTTGGTTGTACCCATTTTAAACATTTTTATTAATTCACAAGAATTTGCTGGTATTGCTCTCCAATCTTGCATAAAAATATCCCAAACTACAACAAGACCTTTAGATTCCGCATTATAAGAAGGACTTGATTTGGGTGGTTTAAAATTCAAAATTTGTTTTCCAAGTTCAGAGTTTAATACTTGAAAATTTAAAGTGCATAACATTCTTCTGGTAGATGGTATACGAAGTTTGTTTCTTCTAACAAACTTTAATTCCAAAATACCAGTTTGGCACAATTTTTTTAAACCTACCACGCTAAGAGCCATATCATTTATCTATGGGAGAACACACACCAAATATTCTAGATTCATTTAAAAATACAATGTTCTTTAAACCATTTAAATTTGTTACTTGAATACCTTTATCATTAGGAAAAATGATATGATCGCCTTCTTTTACGGTTTGGCATTTAGGACCAGCTAATAAAACCTTGGCAACTCTCCATGCAAAATGAACAGTATTAATCGGAACCCAAATACTTCCTCGTTTAACCTCAGTACCATCTTCATTCACATCTACATATTGACACATCAAAATATCGTCTAATACTTTATCTAATTTCCAATCGATAAGTTCTAATGAACTTCCTTTGTATAAATCCAATTGTACTTTTCCACCAATTACGTCTTCTTGTTCAGGTCTTGTTATCATAAAATTAATTAGTAGCAGTTTTTAAATCTTCAAGTGCTTTTTGTAAAAAAAGAATTTCTCTACTCGATAATTCCATATTTTCAGATATTTGAATTATTTCATTGTCTATATCGTCATCTATAGTGGATGTTTCCTTTTTAATATAGTCTATTTTCTTGGTACATTTAGGTAAAACTGTTCTATAGAAATCTACAAAAGGAAAATCTGAAATCTTAAACATCCATCTGTTTGTTGTAGCATTTATTATATTAACAGTGTCAGAATCCACCATAGACAACCATCTATTAAAAATAAAATAATAAACATTAAAATTAGATGGTTTATATTTTGAATTTTTCAAAACCCAATTTATAACCCCGAAAAGATTAGTTTTGTCTTCTCTTTTTTTCATTATTAATAAAGTTGTTTAAATTTATTTGCGCTTTCTTGCCATTCTGGTGTATTCATAGAATCGCCTAAACCAAAATGTGTTACCTTTATTGGATACACTCCCATTTTTAATTTATTGGAATTTGCTCTTAAACAAAAAGATATATCATAATGATGAAAATTAAAATTTTCATCGAATCTAGTATTTGTATCCAATAATCTATTAACATTAACTCCTATAAACAAACCATCTAAAATCAAAGCACGGGAATCCGTATCACCAAAAGTACTAGTCCATACCTTTTTATCTTTTGAATGGGAAACTTCTCCCACCCAATCATTTCTATCCGACATTAAATGCCATGCTGACATAGGAGAACCCAAGTTACACTTTTTAGATCCTGCTAAACCAACTATGTCATATTTCTCAAAAGCTAACTGCAATTTTTCTTCAAAGAATAAATCTTCTATCAATACATCATCGTGTATAAAAATAACATATTTGTCTCTATTTTCTTCTGTTATAAAAGAATTATATATTTTAGGCAACCCTTCCTTGTTTTCGGTTATTGCTGTACACTTGTTCGATATTCCTATCTTATCTAAAGACAGACGTAATTGTGAATTTTTTTTGAAATCTTCTAAATTATATTGTGTTGCGGTTACAATTTTATATTGGTTGTTTATTTTGTTCATGTGAAAAGTAAATATATAAGATAAATAATTCTAATGAATAATTTGAGAAAGTCAAAAAAGAAAAACATGAAAACAAAAAAAGCACACTCTGAAGTAAAAAGAATTTTAAATTCTAATATACAAAGATTAGATTTAAACGAAAGTTCAGATATACCTTTTGTTAAAAATTTTTTATATTCTTTAATTAAAGAACAAGAAGATATTGTTCCAGAACAAGACCCAAAAAATCCAAAAACTCCCAATGATTTTACACCGGAACAAAATCAAAAAGATCTAGAAAATTCATTAGATCCTAATACCGATCCTTCTCAATTTGATGTCGAGGGAGTAGCACCAGAACTAACAGTTCAAAATATCGAAAAAGTTTTAGACTGGTCTAAAAAACTTGATGAATTTGCAATGTTCTTAAATAGTCCACAGGAAGATTCTTTACATAAAATCCTTGCTGATAATGATAGAGCAGGTAGTTTGCTTAGAGGTGTTACCAGAAAAGCATCGGATTCCATAACCAGAATCACTGGTGAAATTGAAAAACTAAAAGCAGTATTGGATACATATATTAACACTGCACCTAAGAAATTACGCGATACTGAACAGTTAAAAATGGGAAGTTAAAAAATACTATTAAGTATTATTTGATAATCGATTTCGTCCAAGTTTTCCTTAACTGCCAAATCATTAAAATCTTTAAATTTCATATCGGGAGTCCACATAAAAACATGTTCTCCCTTTTCTATTAATTCGTTAGTTTTTTCTTTTGCTGTATTATCAAAAGAAGGATTGTCCAATACCCATATTTTTTTATGAAATGGATATTCATTAAGCTGTTTTCTTTGTAGTGGGTTCAAGGTTAAACCAGCAGCACTTACTGAATTTTTTACAAACATTGAATCTATTGGACCTTCAAATATAAAAATGTATTCTAATGATACATCTATATTATCGATTCCAAATAATGATTTTTCATATCCAACTTTTCCTAAATACTTTGGATTAGAACCATCTAATGATCTGGTTTGATAAAAAATAATTTTATTAAATCTATCATAAAATGGTATACACAACCTATTTTTGTGATAAATGTCAGTAAAGCTAATATATAAGCTTTTGGATCTATTTACAGCAGTATCAAGTTTTCTGGTTTTACAGTATTCTACAGCAGTATTAAATATTTTATTTTTAGAATAAAATTTATTTTGAATAGAATCAAAAATATTTATAGAATCATATGGCAAAGAAGGTAATTCCCTTTTCTTTGAAACAAATGGTGTTGTTTTTTTAAAAACATCTATAGAAGTATTGTTTTCTTTTATTTCACAGAAAACTTCTTCTGGTGAAGAATTTGAAACTTCACATATCCATTTCAAGGCATTCCAAGACCTAGAACAATTAAAACAATAGAATGTATTAGATGTTGGATAATAATATAATCTTTTTTTACTACCCCAACTACTTCCTTCTCTACAGATAGGACAACTTGCATTGTAAACATTGTCGTATCTTTTGTGCTCAGGATCTCCGGAGTATGCGTAAAACTTATTTAATATATAAGTTTCTGGTATTTTCATAATACCAGAATACTAGTTTTTAAAAAGATGTCAATTAAATTTGTTCTCTAGGTTATCAAAAACCGAATCATCGAAACTAAAGTCTTCAGAGTTTTCTTGTTCATCAGTTTCTTGTTCTGATGTTTCTTCGTTTGAATTTTCATCTTCGGA